GGTGCAGGTGGTAATGGTGTCGCAACAACTATAAGTGGTTCATCTGTTACATACGCAGGTGGTGGTGGCGGTGGTGGTGCCAATGGTGCTACTGGCGGTGCAGGTGGTACTGGTGGCGGTGGAACCGCTGGAGGTGTTGCTGGTACTGATACTGAAGCAACTGCTGGTACAACAAATACTGGTGGTGGCGGAGGTGGAACAAAACGTGATTCTGTTTACACAGGTCAAAGCGGTGGTTCAGGCGTAGTAATACTTCGTGCTACTAAAGCAGCAGCATCTACTACAGGTTCACCTACATACACAACATCTGGTTCATATCATATTTATAAGTTTACAGGTTCAGGAACAATCACTTACTAAGGAGTAACAATGGCTATTAGAAGTCTTAAGACTGGAGTGTTCAGTCGCAGTCTCCTTGTTGGTAATGCTTTTTATAATCCTTTGGCTACAGTTGACTACCTTGTAGTTGCAGGTGGAGGAGGTGGTGGTTCAATAAATATTGACTCTAATGCGGGTACATCAACAACTGGTGGTCTTGGTGGCGGAGGAGTGGGAACTTGTACGGGAACAGCAACAGCGGGTACTGCAAACACTGGCTCAGGTGGCGGTGGTGGTGGTGATGGCGGTTCAGCGGTTAGCAAGAATGGCGGTTCAGGAATTATAATTGTTCGATATACAAAGTCACAAGTAGATTAAGGAAACTATGATGGCACACTTTGCACAACTAGATGAGAACAACCTAGTCACACAGGTAATCGTTGTGGCTAATGATGAACTACTCCTTGATGGGGTAGAGAACGAGACTAAAGGTATTATGTTCTGCAAGTCTCTACTAGGTGAGGATACCCGCTGGGTTCAGACATCCTACAACGGCACTACACGCAAGAACTATGCTGGCATTGGCTACGCTTGGGACGGTACAGGATTTGCAGCTCCACAGCCATACGGATCTTGGACACTAGATACTGAGACTTATGTATGGAACGCTCCAACTCCAATGCCAGTTGAAGAAGGCAAGCGTTATGCGTGGGATGAACCAACCCTAGCGTGGGTTGAATCAGAACTACCTGCTTAACTTTCAGTAACATCACCTGACCAAGTGAATAAACTGGTCATATTTTTATGCCAACTTAAAGGAGTGTAGATGCCATACGGCGACGATATAACGGAGGGCATCCCCTACGTACTTTCCAACCCTTCAAATGCTAGTACCTATGCCTCAACACGCGAAGCATACGATGTAGCTATTGCAGGTCTACCGTTCTTCTTACTCAACAGTGACGATTCACCTTATCGTCGTGTCACCGCTCAGTATCGCAAGCAACAAATTGACCAGAGCCGTGAAGCTGGAGAACAGACTTTAACTGGTTGGTGGCTACGTAGCCAATCATCCTTTCACCTTGGTGCTGGCATTAAGTTCTATGAACCACAGCAAGATGAGTCGCTACGCTTTCAGTACACAGAGTCTAAGGGATTAGATGTATGGACTAAAGGACAGGCTACCCTGCTTAACACTACAGTCAGGGCTAGGGCTGCAACAGCAACTAACCTATATCTAGTTGGTGCTAGAGATAATACTAATAGTGTAGATGCAGTTGTCTTTACTGAAGGAGTTGATCTTAAGAAACTTACTATGAGTAGTGATACACCTACCGTTACTACTTATACCTTAACAGCAGCTCCACACACACTTGATTTTATGGCGCTAACTTCTGATGGTACTAGATATTTTGCTGCAGATAATGACAAACTTCATAGAGGTAATATCTTTGGTTCTACATCTGACGGTCATATCTACGATCTTAATGGTCCAGTTACCACAGTAGCACTGCGTTATGCAAAGCAACGTTTACTTGCTGGCGTGGGTAGAGAGTTATATGAATTAGAATCTAACATTGCATCCACCGCAGGTGGTCACGCCTTACCTACCGCACTGTATGAGCACCCAAACCCATCCTGGATATGGACAACCATATCTGAAGGACCTGCTGCTTTCTATGTTGGTGGCTATGCTGGATCTTTGTCATCTTTATACAAGATTACTTTAGATCCTACTACTCCTAATACTCTTGGTTTCCCAACACTTAATACTCCTACTGTAGTTGTTGACCTGCCAGAAGGTGAGATACTAAACGCCTTTGATGTATACCTTGGTACCTTTGGAGTTCTTTGCACTAATAAAGGCGTAAGAGTTGCAGTCTTATCTGCCGATGGTGACATAAACTACGGACCATTGTTAGTAGATACAGAGTGCAAGAGCGTAACTTTCAAAGATAAATTTGCTTATGTAACAACCTTGCAAGGTACTGAGTCAGGTCTAATCCGCATTGATTTATCACAGCCAGTAGTTCCTGGTAGCCTCATCTTTGCCTATGCTTGGGATGTTTATGCAGCCAGTGAGACTGCTAACCCAGTATCTACAGACTTCCTTGGCTCTACCGATAGGGTTGTCTTTGGTATTCCAGGTGATGGAATATGGATTGAATCTGCAGCTACCCTAGTACCAAGTGGATACTTACGTACCGGTTATATCCGATACAACACACTAGAGGCTAAGATCTTTAAGTTGATGCAGGCTCGTGTAGATACCGCCAATGGTGGCGTTACTATCCAATCAGTAGATGCTTCTAATAACTTCTACACTATCGGTGTCTTTGGTCAAGAGTCTGCTGTACCTCAGATCAATATTAACTACCCACAAACTGCCCAAGAGTATCTTGGCTTTCAGTTTACATTAACTCGTTCTAGTACCAACTCAGCTAAGGGGCCATTGTTTACTGGTTACCAGCTACGTTCACTACCTGCAACACCACGTCAGAGATTGATTCAATATCCACTATCTTGCTTTGACCACGAGACAGACCACTTCGGAGTCGAGGTTGGCTTTGAAGGTGCAGCCTATGATCGTATGAGTCAACTAGAGTTAATTGAAAACAATGGAGATACCATCCAGATTCAAGACTTTAGAACTGGTGAGTCATACCTTGGCATCATTGAAGAGATGGATTTTAGAAACAACACACCATCAGATAAAAGGTTTTCGGGATACGGCGGCCTTTTATTAGTCACAATAAGGACGGTATGATGCAACCAGAAGACTACGCAGCAATAGCAGTAGCCGTATGTACAGTAATAGGTGGCTTTGCTGCTTTGTTCCGTTGGATGGTTAAACATTATCTATGGGAACTGCGCCCTAATGGTGGTGAAAGCCTCAACGATTTAATTAAGTTACAGATATTGCCTATAACTCAAAAGAACAATGATAACATAACTACCTTATTGGTTGAACAAGCAGCAATTAAACAAAGAGTAGCAGACCACCTACAATCGCATAACGAAGGAAAAGAAAATTAAAAACACTAAAAGACTTTTCATCATTTCAGTTTTAGTTAGCACAACACTTTTAACAGGAACTGTTTATGCTATTGCACCGTTAGTAATTACCAGCCCATTCTTTGCAGCAGTTGGACAAAATGAGGCAGTTGCTTGTGATTCAGATGGGGTTACAACTTCCTTTGAATACGGCAATAGTCGTAATAATGGAATCAAGGTCAGCTCTGTTACCGTAACTGGTATAAGTGTTGACTGTTCAGTTGCCAAGGTTATCTTTGTTAATGGCTCAGATGAGACTTCATACACAGGATCTAATACAACTGGCACGGTAACTATTGCAACAAATATTTGGACTAACGAGTTTACTGATTTCCGCATCATCTTGTTACCGTAAGTACATTGTAAGCCACTCACAAAGAAGGAACTATGAATGAAACCTGTTGCGAAACGAGCCACACCTGCCGCTATTGCTGTACTTCGACAAGCCACGGCGATATCACCTTCTCGGAAGAAAGCCTCAGATGGATTGCTTCCATCGGCAGCGCACATCAAACAGAGTCCTAACTCAGACCACAACACAGGGTATGCAGTTGATTTAACGCACGATCCCGAAAGTGGGGTTGACTGTAGTGACATATTCGAAAAACTTAAAGAAGACAAACGAGTTAAGTACCTTATTTTCAACAAGAAGATTTGGTCGAAGGACAAGGCTCGCCTTGGAAATCGCCCTTATACTGGTAGCAACCCGCACACAAAACACTTACACATTTCTATTAACGATGGTTATGGTGACGATACTAGTCCTTGGTTCTGGTGGATGAACCAGCCAAAGGTTGTTAATCAAATCATTGCCAATATGAAAACCGTGCCTGCTAAGAAGGCATACAAGACTGAAGTTTGTACCTGTTGCAAGTTGCACGGTACAAAACCCTAAATCCCCTAGGAGGATATAATGGAGCAATTCAAACAACTAGCGCTCACTTGGTTTCGTGCAGCAGCAGCATCTGCTGTAGCACTTTACCTTGCAGGTGAGACAGACCTCAAGACTTTAGCAATGGCAGCAGCGGCTGGCCTTGCTGGTCCACTACTCAAGTGGCTAGACCCATCAGCTACAGAGTTTGGTCGTGGGTCTAAGTAACCCATAGCGCGAGGCAACGAAGAGGCTCACCCCGAAAGGGGTGGGCTTCTTTTTTTGTCCCTAAAATATGCCTGAGTTGCTATCTCCTGATAGGTGAGTCTTGAGTCTGTGGCAGTTAGCACACAAGGTGCGTAGATTGTGTGGCGCATTATTGAAGCGGTCACCGTCTATGTGGTCTACATCTAACTGAGAGATGTGTACTGGTCTAAAGCTACACTGCTCGCAGTACTCCTTGCGATAGGCGTGGTAGGGAGAGCGTGCCTTCATCTGATTGATCTTGTAGATGGTATTACAGCGGTACCTACCAGAGATAGGCTTTGACTTGTCTCGTATCTTTATTCTTGTGGGGCCACAAATTGAGCACAATCCTGTGCGTTCTGCTTCGTCAATCTCAGTGAGTTTGTGGCGCATCTTTATCTACTGGACAGGGTACAACTACCAGATTACCGCAGTTGACACAGGTAGCATCGAGGAAGTACCAGACCAGTTCAAAGTCTTCAAAGGAGGCCATAACGTTAAAGACTTGGGAGCCACAACTACATACGTGGATGGGTCCTAAACCCCGCAAATCGGCTCCTGTGACCTGTGGGAGGTATCGTATGTCAGCTATACGCTGACGTATTTTCGACAGGATTGGTAGACGGAGCATAGTATACTCGGCACGGCTCCTTCCTGTGGTCAGTCGCCTCTCGGCTTCGCCTCGGCCCTGACAAGGGCCGTCTGTTTATCTCGCCTTACGGCTCGAATTGTACACGCCTAGTAGGTGTCGCATAGCGACGACACGCCGATGTTACTGGTATGATAAAACCTATGACCACAATCGCAGCTTTGGAAGGTATTGATTACGCCGTACTCGTGGCTGATAGCCAGATTACCGAGGACAACCTAGTAACGTTAGCCACCAGTACTCCGAAAATTCTTGAGGTCGGTAAGTATCTCATCGGTATCTCAGGGGACACTAGACCAGGTGACATCCTTGCATACAACTGGAAGCCACCGCTCTATCGTGGTGAAGAGCCAGCACAATTTATGGGTAAGAAGGTTATACCCAGTATTCTTACAGCGTTTAACGACAACAACTACGACTACAACAAGGTGGACAAAGATGGTGGCTTCGATTATCTCATTGCTTTTAACGGTAATATCTTTCGCATTGCTTGTGATCTCTCTTTTTTCCAAGCAAATCACGGAGCGTACGGTATCGGTAGTGGGGGCCAGCTTGCTCTTGGCTATCTCTATTCAATTGTCAAGCCTGATATGGAGTTAGCCTATGCAAAGCGACACGCCCGTAAAGCCGTAGAGATTGCTTCGGTACTTGACGCTAACACTGGTAAGCCCATACAGTTAGTAGTACAAGAACGGTTCTAGGAGGAGCTATGGAAGTTAATTCAATACCAATGACAGATGAGTATGCTGCTCATTACTTTTATGATATGGGTTGGAAGGCTTGTCGTTTAGCGTACAAGTTAGAAGAAGAGAATAACAATGACAGCAACTGATCCAAAAGAATTATTACTTACTGCACTACGTGCAGGAGATGCCAAGCGTTCACGATCTACACAGGTACAGATTGGTCCATCAGAGGTAGGTGGCTGTCGTCGTAAGGTGTGGTACCGACTTAACGATCAACCTGAAACTAATGATAACGAACTAAAACTTGCTGCGATTATGGGTACTGCTATCCACGCAGAGATTGAGAAAGCGTTAGCAGATAATCCAGATGTGCTGATTGAAACCGAAGTTGAATACAACGGAATGAAAGCACACATTGACTGTTTTGTACCAGGCACCGGTGATGTGATTGACTGGAAGACATCTAAGATTAAGAACCTTGGATACTTTCCATCAACGCAACAGCGGTGGCAGGTGCAGCTATACGGCTACCTCCTAGCTAAGAACGGCTATGCGGTCAACCGAGTGTCACTGGTAGCAATTGCCAGGGACGGGGACGAAAGAGATGTCAAGGTTCACACCGAAGACTACGATGAGTCCATTGCACTAGAAGCACTCGGTTGGCTAGCGGCTGTTAAGGAAGCAAAGGAAGCGCCAGCACCAGAAAAGGATGCAAGTTACTGTCAGTTCTACTGCAAGTTCTATGACGCAAGTGGGCAGATGGGATGCGTTGGTCTAAAAAAAGAACGTACACCAGTCAGTGATGTACTGATTGATGATGCAGATGTTGACAAGAACGCATTGTTGTATCTACAGTTAGCAGTACAGATCAAAGAGTTAGAAAAGCAGCAGGAATCTTTGAAGACATCCTTCGAAGGAGTACTGGGTACTACTAATTCAGGTATCGAAGTAAGTTGGACAACTGTTAAAGGGCGCGAGTCAGTTGACAGTGATGAGGTAGAAAAACTATTAGGGTTTGTCCCTAAGAAGGTAGGAGCTGAGAGTCAGCGACTATCTGTAAAACAAAGTGGAGGTAAGTAAATGGCTACAGAGGGAACAAAGTTCCAGATTAACTACAAGTTAGCAGATGGAACACTTATTAACTTGTACGCAAAAGATGTACAGGATTTAGAGACAGGTCTTAATGATCTAGGTATGGTTGCATCTTTGATTAAAGCAACAGGTGCAGAGTTCACAGGTGGTACACCAGCACCAACAGTTGGAGCAATAGCCCAGCAGTTTAATGCAACACCAGTAGTTGCTGCTAAGGAACCTAACTACAATACACAACCAGCATCAGGCAATACCTGCCGTCACGGTGTGATGTCACTGCGATCAGGTGTAGGACAAAAGGGTCCGTGGTCAGGTTATATGTGTGCAGCACCTAAGGGTGCGCCAGATAAGTGCGACACTATCTGGGTTCGCTAACTAATGCGGGAGCCAAGTCAATACGAAGCTCCTAGTTGTGCAACTGTAGGTGGTGACTACTGGTTTCCTGAGAAAGAATCAGGTGGCATTAGTCAGACTGAAGCAAAGATTGCAAAATCTATTTGCCATTCTTGTCCACACAAAATTGAGTGTGCAGAGTGGGGAATCCATAACGAATTACACGGAATCTGGGGTGGCCTTGCCGACCTAGAACGCAGAAGCATCCGTAGACAACGTAATATTAGATTAAATCAGGAGGACAGAAGTGCTTAATCTTTCCCGCGCTTGGAGTGGAGTGCTTACCAAAGCAACACCACTGCCTGACGTGTGGAGTGGGTTAGCAACAGAAGGTATTAAGTTTCGCAGAGGCCAGGTATGTATGGTAGCTGCAGCACCTAATGCTGGTAAGTCTATGTTCGCTCTGATATATGCAATCAAAGCCAAAGTTCCTACACTTTTCTTCTCCGCAGATACTGATACCACTACCGTAATGATGAGGTCTGTGTCTCATCTATCTGGTCACTCACAAGTGACAGTAGAGGCAAACTTGTCTAACGATAGTAAGTATTACAATGCACACTTAGATAAACTTTCACACATCAAGTGGGTCTTTGATTCATCTCCAAACATTGATGACTTGGAGTTAGAGATCAGGGCCTACGTAGAACTCTATGGTCAGCCACCTGAGTTGATAGTCATTGATAACTTAATGAACATCACCGCTGAGACGGACAACGAATGGGCTGGACTTAGAGCAATTATGATGGAGCTACACGATATGGCACGCAAGACTGAGGCTTGTGTGATGGTACTGCACCACGTATCAGAACAGTCAGAGTATGGCTCACCTAGTAACCCACCTCATCGCAGAGCAATTCACGGAAAGGTCAGTCAGTTACCTGCACTGATACTTACACTGGGCTATGACCCAACGCAAGGCATACTCAAGGTAGCACCGGTGAAGAATCGCTTTGGCGCACATACTGCTGATGGCAGTAAGTATGCACAGCTACTGGTAAACTATGCAGCAGTACAGATCTCAGATCAAAATGAGTTCGGTTGGATGTTAAGAAAAGATACGATTGCAGGATACCAAGGAGGGTATAATGTCTGAACAGTTATCAAATAAGTACAGAGATAATCTTAGGATTGATGCAGTGCGTGATGCTACTAATGGGTTGCGTGCAGAACTTGATGCTCTCAAGGTAGATGTAACCAACTTCGTTGGTGCGTTGCTGCAATCTGGTGTTGTTGAGTTAGTCAAAGACGAAGAAGGCAACATCGTTTACAAGATCAACAAGGTAGTACTGGTAGATGAGTCAGTACAACAAGACTAAAGGTTCTCAGTTTGAGACAGATGTAATGAAGTGGCTCCGCAAGGCTGGAGTTATTGCAGAGCGTCTGACTAAAGCTGGGGCGAAGGATGAGGGCGACATCGTAACTGTTATCGCGGGAGAAACTTACATCCTTGAACTCAAGAACAGGGCAACCCTATCGTTGCCTGAGTTCTGGAGAGAAGCACAAGTTGAGGCGCTTAACTATGCAAAGGCAAGAGGTCTTGGGGAAGTTCCTCTGTCTTACGTGGTAGTTAAGCGTCGCAACGCTTCAATAGATCAGGCTTGGGTAATCCAAGACTTAACTCAATGGTTAAAGGAGAAACAGTAATGCCAGTACCAGAAGGTGACATCACCACAACAGAGATACTTGTACCAGAGGTAGAAGAAGAGACTGAAGATGATTTGCCAGAACTGCAATAAGGCAGGAGAAGAGAACACGCTTGCTCACTACAAACGTTCATCTCATTGGCACGATAAGTGTGATGATAAGGGGTGTGTATGCCAGCACAAGACTGGTCCAGGGTACGTAAAGCGGGAAGGTTCAAAGGTGCCGTTGATGCAAACTCAATCCCCATAGGCGCAATTGTTTCGCACTTCGGAGGTGAGGTACGTGAAGGCAAGAGTGCTTCGGTTCGTTGCTGTTTACATAGTGACAGTAGACGTTCAGCAGTTATCAATACTTATGACAATTTATATTTCTGCCATACCTGCGGTAAGGGTGGCAATGCAGCTAACCTAGTATGTATCCTAGAGAACTTGGAGTTTAACGATGGCCTCAAACGTGCAGTCGAAATTGCTGCTGGAAGCGGCGCAACAATACGCACAGGCAATAAGTCCAGAGGCACTGGGCGTACTCGAAGGACGTGGGATCTCTGAAGAGACAGCGGGACTGTTTCAACTAGGAACTATTACTAACCCCATCAATGGTCACGAGATGTATGAAGGGTGGCTATCTATCCCATACATCACTGCATCTGGTGGTTGTGTTGGCTTTAAGTTTAGACGATTAGATGATGCCAAGCCTAAGTATGGTTCACCTACTGGGCAGAAGGCACATCTGTATAATGTATGTGACATCACTGTTGACTCACCTTACATAGTGGTATGTGAGGGTGAACTAGATACGATAGTTACTAGCGGTGAGCTGGGTATCCCAGCGGTGGGTGTACCAGGAGTAGCAGCGTGGAAGCCACACTTTCCTAAACTATTTGCAGGCTATGAAACTATCTTTGTTGTTGGAGACAATGACATCAAAGAGGATGGGTCTAACCCAGGTGCAGAGTTTGCTAAGCGTGTGGCTAACGAGGTAATGAACTCACAGATTGTTACGCTACCACCAGGTATGGACATCAATGATTACTACTTGGCTAATGGAATTGATGCTACGAGAAAGTTACTGATAGGGGAGTCGAATGTATGACGATGACAAAGAGCGAGTGGGACACGATGCTACAGACTTTGCAGCATTTGGGCTTTCAAATCCTGAGCTACGATACATCTACGGAAGTAATAATGATAAGACCAATACCGACAAGATAGATCACAAGCAGGTTCAGTTTGTTGCTGATATGTGGGAGGTCTTAGATAGTGCAGGTAACCTGCTCATCAAGAAGCACAAGGACTACGGCCCAAAGAACATTGCTCACTCACCAGGTGGACCACTTAATGGTCTGCGTGTACGTATGCACGATAAGTTGGCACGTATCAATCACCTAATTGATAAAGGTGCTACCCCTGAGAACGAATCACTGCGAGATAGCTTCATTGATCTACTCAACTACAGTGCTATCGCACTGATGGTACTAGATGGTAAGTGGCCAAGTGAGTGAGGGATTCTACAAAACTGATACCTTCAAAACCTCCAACGATGATACGTGGACTACACCACGAGCTTTCTTCGACAGATACAACGACACGTTTCGTTTTTCTTTGGACGCAGCAGCATTGCAGTCATCCACTCTTGTTCCCGATAATTGGTACGGCCCAGACCATCCTGTTCCAGCGCGTCAGGACGCATTTCATAATGACTGGGCTAGCGATAGTAACGGTGAAGCCGTGTGGCTTAACCCACCATACGGAAGGACAATCAAAGATTGGGTTGCTAAAGCAGAAGCTGAGAGCAAGAAGGGTTGCACCGTGGTACTACTGGTTCCCTCCAGAACTGACACTTCCTGGCGGCACGAGCATTGCATTGCGTATGAAATCGAATTCATTAGAGGTCGTCTCAAGTTTGGGAACCAACCTAATTCCGCTCCGTTCCCATCGGCAGTTGTGGTGATGCGATGACTGAACTACACCCAGTAATCTATGACCTAGTGCCTAGTGTTGCTAACACTATCCACCGTAGGTACAAAGCCTACGTTGAAAGAGATGATGTAAAGCAGGAGTTGATGGCGTGGGCTATGACTAGAGTAGAAGATCACACAGTTGATCTAATGGAACCTATCGAAGATAGGCGCAGACATAATGAGCAGCGCATAGCCTGGCAGATGAGGCGTGTAGCAGAGCGATACGCACGCAAGGAGAAGGCTGCTAAGTCTGGATACCAGACCAATGATGAGGCTTACTACGAGTCAGCTACCCTTGGTCAGTTGCTCCCCTTTGTTATTGCATCGGTCATAGATGGCACAGTATTAGAGCAAGCACAAGAGATGATTAGAGATGGGCAACCTAAAGGTTCATCATCTCCGGCAGAAGGTGGCAACCTACTTGCTAACCTCATTGACATCAAGAAAGGTTTTCTAAAACTAGACCAAGAGGACCAGGCTATCTTGCGTATGCGCCATCACGAATCCTTTACCTTACAACAGATAGCACAGGTACTAGAGTGTGCCATCTCTACAGCAGATCGCAGATGTTCTCAGTCAATGCGTAGGTTGCAGGATAATCTAGGCGGAGTGAGTCCCTGGTCTTGAACGAAGAGTTATTGTTTACCTTCTTGCGTGAGGGTTTGTACCCAGATTTAGTAAAGTCTGAGGGGATCTTTGATGCCTATGACTGTATCTCCAAGCAAGCAGGTCACTACATAGAGTTAAAGTGCAGGGCTACACACTATGACACCTTACTGATTGAAGAGATGAAGTATCGCAAGCTCATCACCCAAGCAGCAGAGCGTGATCTTGTTCCCTATTACATCAACTCCACACCCAAAGGTATCTTCTCCTTTGACCTGTTAGATTTACCAGAACCAGTATGGTTTAATCACCAAATGCCAGCGACTACAGAGTTTGATAGGATTGAAAAGGTTGACAAGTTAGTGGGGTATTTACCTATCGAGGAAGGTGTGCAACTATGACACACGATGAATTGCTGGCAGAAATAAATTTGGCATCAAGGGGTGAGTATGCCAGCCTTGCCGTATCCTTAATTGCAGTAGTGGAATTGCATACACCAAGTCCAATACCAGATTGGGTACCAACCAAAGAAGAACTTATGTGTTGGTGTGCTCATATTTATCCTTGCCCAACCATCCGAGCAATTGAGAAGGAGTTGGGCTAATGCAGTATGACTATCGTTGCCCTGAGTGCAATAGTGAATTAACTATAGAGCGGTCTATCCACGAGGACCCACGTGAACCTTCTTGCTTTGACTGCCACATACCAATGGTGCGTAAGTGGGACTCTCCCGCCATCACCTTTAAGGGTAAAGGCTTCTACTCCAACGGTGGGTAAAGCAAAACCCCACCAGCGAAAGGACTAGTGGGGCTTTGTTGTGCCGAGAGAAAGGGTTAGAAACTCTCAGCAAGATTAGTCTATCATAAGTATTAGTTGCTTACCTATCTCCCAAGTATAGCGTGGTGGGATAGCTTCTACTAATTCTCCCCAGATCATCCAGTCAATTCCCATTGCTTCGCGTGCCTGTTCAATACTCTTTGCAGTGTGTCCACCTTTAGGTATCTCATCACGCATAGATCCATAGATACCTACTGGCTTTCCCTGCTTCTTGTGGTCACATACTGAACCTATCAGTTGCACGTTTGACTCAAAGAGTCTGTGTCTACGTACCTTTAGATCAAAGGATGAGCCACAGAATTGAACAGGGTTAATCAATGGCGCACCTGGTACATTTTCAATCACGTAAGGCACACCACTAGCGATCAATGCCTCTCGTGTCTGAGGTATCAGATCTACTTTGTCTGTACTCTTACCCTGAGCATTGCGTAAATGCTGAGTGCGCGAGTGTGTTTGGCAAGGTGGGCTAGCTGCAATCACATCAAAGGTACGCAAGTAATCTAAGTCTTGCAGTATCTCTAAGCAATCTGCCTGTATGAACTTAAAGGGATACCGCTTCTGCTTCTTGATGTCAATGCCTACTACCTCAAAGCCAGCGTCAGCGTAGCCTTTGCTCGCTCCTCCAGCCTTGCAGTAAAGATCAAGAAGTCTCATCAGTACCACCCTCGTCTATCGGAGTGCCCAAGAGCGCGACACGCACTGCCTCCGTAGCGGTGACCAAGGTATCGTAGACCGTGAAGGATTTGTAATTCAGGCTGTCCACTACGCTCTCTAAGGAGTTGAGCAATTCCAAAAGCTGAGCTTCTTGGTTTGCCCTGAGAGTCTCTTGGGCGAGCCAAGTGGTCGAGGCGGGATTCACGGGTCCATAAGGTGAGCAAACATTTGACTTGGTTGTCGTTGTAACCGAGTGCCTTTGAGTAACTAATGATAAGTGCCTTGTTTTCACGCTTCTCCTCCATCGTAGCCTTCGTCCTCTCCCGCATCTGCGGGATCTCCGAAGGGAGGGACGGCGTTCGCTCTGGTATGAACGCCCACAGTAAGCCTACTATTACTATCAATGATCCAAGTCTTGCCCTCTTGCTCATCAAAACTCCTTTGTTCATCAAGCAGTTGCTTGTATGTGTCTGGGTATAGGTGCGCTAGGCGCACAAGTGCCTTGTCTCTTGCCCTTCTGTAATTGCGGTAGTGGATAGATTGTCTCCCGCTTACTTGCCTACTCTCCATTGATCTTGTCCTCCCACACTATAAGCACATAGGCTACCACCATTACTATGATTATCCCTAACACCAAGCTCATCTGCCTACCTGCCTTGCCTGTTGAATAATCTCGGTTATGTCTATCGTCTGCCCTACTAAGTGAGCGTCCTCCTCATCACTATCCCAGGCAGATACCAGCACTCTCGCACCCTTTGGTGCAAGGCTGAGCCATTGGATAGCCTGCTGGGCACTAGCCCCGCCCCACTCGTTCTCTCCCTCTGGCGTTACCACCTCATAGAATAAGATCAGGTCTGACTTTGGTGGGTGTATGGTATAGATGTTACTCATTCTCCTCCTCCTCAAACCCAAACAACTGCGACAGGGCTGAGTTAGCCCTGCGTAGGTTAGCGATAGCTCTTGCTATCTCCTCCTGTTGTAAGTCCTTCTCTGCCTCATTGATACACAGATTAAACTTAGCCTCTAAGTATTCTTTATTCATTATCGTCTCCCTTAAAGTGATCGTCACAGTAATACCAGGTATCCACTTCATTATTACATTTATTTTCTTTACACTTACTCATTACCCTCTCCCTCTAGTAGTTCCTTGTCGTTGCACTTCTCGCACCACTTACGCATATTCTTCTCCGGGTAAAACCACATATCACACTCCGGACATCTCATCTCGTCCCACGTATCCATCTTCATTAGTAGCTCCCATCTTTCCCGGAGTTCCACCCACATCTATCGCAGGTAACCTTACCCTCTACTGTCTGGCTATCTCCACTCATTAGGCAACCACATACCCAACACTTACCGTAGCTCATAGCCCACTACCTCCCACGCACTATTTAACTTAGCCTCTTGCCACTCTCCACAATGCTCGCAAGAATAGTCTGCATTGATAGTAGATAGCACCAACCCGCGTAACCCGCAGAATTTACACTTATCCATTAGACACCTCCACGTGTACCGGTGGAAACTCACCAAAACTTCCTAGCTCTATCTCTTCCTCATCTAGTAATAGGGTAACGGTTATGTCGTTGATGATCGTCTCGTCTATCTTTCCGAGCTCGTCCTCTATGTTATTCATACCATTGATAGTGGCCTGTTCATAGGCTTCATCACTTAAGTTACCTATCGTATCGTCTAACTCTAGGCATACGTTAGTAGTAATTGTTAGGTAATCGGTTACGAAAGTAACGCGGTAGTCGTAGCTCATTACTTGCTCTCTTCCTCGTGCCAATATTTAACGATAGTTTTAAGGGTAGTATGAATATGACAGTCACAGTCCCCTCCCATATTGTCATCAAATTCGAGATGAGAATAATTATCCTCATAAATCTCGTTTACTAATTGGTTAATAGTCTCCATTTACTTACCCTCTCCCTCGCACGTTAATAGATCCTCGCACCATTCCCAGCCGTTGCCCGTCCATAGTAAGTGGCTCGCCACCTCCCATAGTCCCCAAATAGATAACCCAATTAAGATCCCAGTTACTAGCCAACCTCGCGGTGTTATGTATTGCATTACGCTACCTCTCTCTCCCATAGTGTTATCCAATAAGGCTTACCCTCACCGGTTAGTTCCTGCGCTTCCAATTTAACTAGTGGGTTATTGTAATTAAGTAAACTCCACCAACGCATAGACTTCCACGTGTAGCGAATACCTAACCAAGATCCTTCCTCGCGATAGGCATAGCCGGACTTAGTATCTAACCCTTGAAAGGTTACGCGGATTTTCTGCCCTAGGCGTACACTCTCTCCCGCTTGCTCCCACGCTATAGCTTGCGTATACGTATTGCTTCCCAATAACTCATTAGTCTTCATCGCTATCTTCCTCTCCCATATTCTGCCCTAACCATTAGGCGCAGACTACCTTACTCTACCGTATTAGGATAGAATAAGATAGTACGCAACTAATTACCTTACACGCATAGGCATAAGCAACGCATTCCAGGTAATCTTATTGTGCGGAATAGTTACCTTAATAGGCTTGTTATCTCCCATAAACTCCACCACTAGCTGGCCACCCTTATGCGAACAAGGTACCTTGCCAAAGTCTGCCATATAGGTAGCGTTAAAGGATATACCGGCTACCGGTTCACTCTCTCCCGCTAATAGGTGCTCATAAGGTGGGAAAGTCTCTCCACCAAGATACACGCTTAGGCTAGTGCCGCCGATAGCTACGCTTAGGCTATCGCCTACACGTGTAAGGGTAATCTCTCCCGCTACCTTGTTAGCCTTTATGGTGGCCAGGATATTCTTTACGTCATTAGCGCGGATCTGGCATTCTCCTAGCTCACTCTCTCCCGCTAGTGTAATCTCTCCTACGATTAGGCGATATCTATCGCTAGCCTTAGCGATTACCTTGCCACCGGTAGCCGATAGGTACACGCTACCTAAGCGCGAGATACTATCCTTACCCTTATCCATAGCTACACTTGCGCCAGATAGTAAGTCTGCTAGATCTCCCGCGCTTATTGTGAGCGTGTCTAGCTTAGTGTCTTGCATAACCTTATCCATTATTTAACCCTTTCACTTTCCGGCCTAGTTACCGGCCACCGGCTAGGGATCTAAGGCCCTAGCCGATAGTCTCGCAACTAGATTAAAAGTAGTCTGCTAGCGTGTCCAATACTTGCGCGTAGGTAAAGTCTCCCGCGCCATATGAGCGTACTACCCGCATTAGATCCGGATCTTCCTTAATAGTCTCCACAATTAGGCCAGGATCTATCTCCATATCACCGGATAAGCATAGGATTAAGTGTGTTGAGCTCATAGGCTTGTCGTGTGTAATCATTATGCAACACTCTCCAATTCTTCCGCGATATCGGTAAGTACTTGAAAGAATACGTCGGAATAGTAAAGATATAAATCTAATTGCATTAAAGCTATGATCGATATATCGCCAGGAATTCCTAATTCTGCACTACCGCGATTATCGTATTCGCTAGGCATATCTTTCCATTCTTCAATAATATTATTATTGTAAATCGGAAGATAGCCATCGATCCATTCTCCACTATTGTCGCGGATACTTTCCATATCTTCACCGTTAGTAATAGTCTGCTTAAGATCCTCATAAATATACTTATAAGTATTCATTACTTAACCCTTTCGCTACGTAGTGAGCTATTCACTAGGATAAACATACACGTGACTATACCGTTATGTCTAATCTAGCGACTTAGTTAGGTCACAATTAGGTAACGATTATTAGGGTAACAAGGTAGACATATGGCGCGGATATGTCTAAGGGTTAGCGGATATGGCTTAGCTGATTAGGTAGGCAGATCACCGGCAAGGCTAGGCGATAGGTCACCGGCTAAGGCTATCAGCTAGCGGATCTCATTACTTAATTAGGTAAAGGGTTAAGGGTTAGGGGTAGCCGGCGGGTTAGTCTGCCCCTATCTTCTTTCCAATACAGTTAGACATACAGCCCGCAACTGTCCAACCCTTGACCTCTACCGCACAGTTAGACAGGGAACAAGCACCCGGGGTTGTTGAATTAGGCGGGCGGTGTCTGTATACTCCCCAACAAAAAATATTTGCTAAAGTCAAAGCTGAATACGCCTCTGACCTGCGGTTATAGTAGTGTGATGTAGTTCACATTTGAAAAACGAGAATCCAAGCCCATTTCCTGCCTTATATATAGTAGGGGAGTAAAACGGGGAGAGTATGTTTTACGACCCTTGGTTGGCCTCTAGCGAGGCCCCTAGGCCGAGTACTGACTTACCCCTCAGTTCGCTGTGGCTCCTTCGGGCGTTAAGCCCGACCTGCCCAGTACTTTTAGTGGGGATAGCTCTATCTCTAATAGGAAGATCATACTCAACCTAGTAAAGGAATCTCTGATTCCGGCCCGAGGCTTTTACGCCTCGCGTATAAAAGAAATGAGCATCCACGCCGATGATACGTAACTATACCGAAGAAGAGTTATATCTGATGAACACTTCTAGTAGGAAATACTGGAAGCAGTACAAGGCAGAGCGAGAGTCCCGTCGCTTAGAAATGCGCCGCCAAATCGCGGCGGCAATTCTAGTAGAAGAGATGAGACGAGAAACCAGTGGCCGATAACAGTGCCGACATCGCCAAGAGAATCATTCTTGGCTGTGTAGCAGAGGGTATGACCATTGAGCAGGCTTGTGCCTCGGCTGGTAAATCCATTAAGACGTACGAGTATTACCGACGCACCGATAAGGTCTTTACAGACAAGGTTGACCGAACACGCCTTGGTCTTAAGGACAAGTCCTTTGCAACATCTGATGTCCACGACATTACCTTTGCCGAGTTCCGCCAGAAGTTCCTGCACTCCCAGACATTTGCCCACCAGCAAAACCTGGTAGATATGATCGAAGGGCGCGAACCTGGATGGCTACACCCTTCTATGAAGTATGAGCCAGGACTGGCTAGTAATAGAATCCTCATTAACATTCCGCCCAACCACGCCAAGTCCATTACGATCACCGTGGACTATGTAACCTGGCAGGTAGTACGTAACCCCAACTTTAGAGTTTTGATTGTTTCCCAGACCCAGCAGTTAGCTGCCGACTTTCTCTACGCCATCAAGCAACGCCTGACTCATCCGATGTATGAATCACTCCAACAGGCTTACGCTGCTGGCGTAGGGTTTAATTCCAAGAGCGCCTCGTGGCAAGCAACCCGTGTGACCTTTGGTACAGAACTACGCGAGTCCAGCGAAAAAGATCCAAACATCGAAGCCATCGGTATCGGTGGTCAGATCTATGGTAAGCGTGCCGATATGATTATCGTAGATGATGCTGTGACATTAAAAAACGCAAACGAGTTTGAAAAGCAGATCCGCTGGTTAACCCAGGATGTACGCTCTCGTTTGAACCCTACAGGTAAACTGGTAGTCATTGGTACCAGAGTTGCCGCAATGGACTTGTACCGCGAACTACGCAACGAAGACCGCTACCCAGGTGGACTAGTCCCGTGGAAGTATCTGGCTATGCCAGCATTACTTGAAACCCACGAAGATCCTGACAAATGGGAAACTCTCTGGCCAGCCTCCGATGCTCCCTTTGATGGTCAGATGGAATCTGATAAGAACGAAGACGGCCTCTACCCTAGATGGAATGGTCGCAACCTTTACAATGAACGCCAAGCTATGGATGCAAGTACCTGGGCTTTGGTCTATCAACAACAAGATATCTCAGATGATGCCATCTTTGATCCAGTATGTGTGAGAGGTGCTATTGATGGAATGCGTAAAGCAGGTCGTTTGGTTCCTGGTCACCCAGGCCATCCGCGTGATCTTAGCGGTTTTTCAATTATCTGTGGCCTTGATCCCGCTATGGTTGGTGATACGGCCGTCGTTTGTTATGCTATTGATAGGACTAGCCATAAACGCTATATCGTTGATGCTATTAAAATCACTAGGCCAACGCCTGCTGCGATACGCCAACTAATCTTTGACTGGACCGCGCTCTATCAGCCTAGTGAGTGGATAGTAGAGAAGAATGCTTTTCAATCATTCCTTACGCAGGATGAAGGTATCAGACAAAACCTGGCCTCTCGGGGAGTGCTACTGCGGGAACACCATACTGGATCCAATAAATGGGACTCAGGCTTTGGCGTTGCATCAATGTCAACTTTGTTTGGCACCAAGCAACACGACGGCAAGCACCACCGCGACAATCTTATGCATCTTCCGTCAGATCAAACTGAAAATGTTAAGGCGCTAATAGAACAGTTAATTACCTGGTCACCTACTACTAAGGGTAAGACCGATATGGTGATGGCTCTGTGGTTCTGTGAGATCCGCGCACGTGAGATGCTCAACCAAGGTATGCACAAGACCCACCATCTAAAGAATCCATTTCTATCTCGCTACGAGGTAGGCAAACGAACAGTTATCAATATAGATGAACTGCTCGCAGAGAAAGACCGCACGTTCATCTAACAAGGAGATAACAATGGCAGAAAAGAAAAAGGACAAGGCTCCTTCTACTGGATTAAAAAAGTTTTTAGGCCAAGAGGCCAAGATGTATGAACCTCGCAAAAAGGGTACAGGTAAACTTAAGTACCAGAATGTTATTAAAGAAGCTCGGACTAATACTAAAAAAGATACAAAGCCAGTAGCAGTTGCTGGAAAGAAACTTACAAAGTCTGAAGCGCAAGCACGCAATCGCAAAGCAGAAAACATTGCTAAGCAAATTGATCGTGAGGAAAAAGTACGCAAGGGCGTACGCACAGAGAAGCCTTCTACAAAGAAGGTACCAGTTAAGCCACGTGGTGGCGCTGGTATGCGTGGCGGTTTAGGTTCATTCGGAAGCGGCGGCGGTATGCGCGGCTCAGTAAACAAGTAGGAGACACAATGCCAAATATGAAGAAGCCAGCACCTAAGAAGATTACTGGTAAGCCAGTAGATCCAGCAAAGAAGAAGTTAATGCCTAAGCAACTTACAGGCAAAGAAGCAGTAGATGCGCTACAAAAGCGCGTATCACCATCTGGTGTTAAGAAGGCAGAGTCAGGCGCCAAGAAAGGCATTGACAAGAAGTATCCAGGATTATACAAGAAGTCTAAGTAAGGAACTCAATTGTTATCAGTCAAAGAAGTTGACGCTAAGCTAGCACGCTTACGTACTCGCTCATCAGCGCGAGATCAACGTATGCGTGATGTGCTCTCGGTGCGTCAGGGAGATATCTCTAAGGTATATCCTGCGATGTTTTCAGAGGACTATCCAAAGCCTCTAGTTGCAAACTTCATTGACGTAGCAGCACGTGACTTAGCAGAGGCGATGGCACCACTGCCATCCTTCAATTGCTCAGCAACCAATATGGTTTCAGATGCAGCACGCAAGGCGGCAGATACTAGAACTTGTATTGCAAACTTTTATGTAACAAACTCTGACCTACAACTGCAGATGTACACAGCAGCAGACTGGTATAACACCTATGGTCTTGGTATCGGTATGGTTGAGATGGACTTTGAGGATAACAACCCAAGAATCCGTATGCTCAACCCATTTGGTACCTACCCAGAGTTAGATCGTTATGGTCGTGTTATGTCTGTAACTCAGGTCATTGTCACAGATGCAGAGACATTAGCAGCCCAATACCCAGAGTATTACGATTTAATCTTAGGCAAAAACCAATATGCTCTATCTTCTCCTTATATCTCAATGGTCAAGTACCACGACAAAGACCAAGACTTGCTCTACTTACCAGAGCGTAAGAACCTAGTTCTATCACGCACACCAAACATTATTGGCAAGGCAATGGCATCTGTCATTATGCGTTCTTCCCTAGATGGTGAAGCACGTGGACAGTTTGATGATGTACTATCAGTTCAGCTCGCTCGTGCTCGCTTTGCAATCTTACAGATCCAAGCAGCAGAAAAATCTATCCAAGCACCTATTGCTATCCCACAAGATGTGCAAGAGTTGGCCCTTGGTCCAGATTCCATTATGCGCTCTGCCAATCCACAAGGTATTCGTCGCGTTTCATTAGATCTACCACCTGGTATCTTTGCAGAATCTGGAGTTCTTGAGCGCGAACTTCGCTTAGGATCTCGTTACCCAGAATCTCGTTCAGGTAGCATTGACGCATCAGTTGTAACAGGCCGTGGTGTACAAGCACTACAAGCAGGCTTTGATACACAGATCAAGTCAGCACAAGCACAGTTTGCTCGTATGTTCCAAGAACTTCTTTCAGTATGCTTTGAAGTAGATGAGAAAGTATTTGGTGGTATTCCAAAGACTATCAAGGGTTCAGATGATGGAACACCTTACGTTCTCAAGTACACACCAAATCGTGATATCAAGGGTGAGTATGGCGTAGATGTACGCTACGGAATTATGTCTGGTATGGATCCTAACCGTGCCATCATTGCATTACTACAAATGCGTTCAGACAAGTTAGTCTCTCGTGACTATGTACGTCGTGAGATTCCTATGGACCTAAACGTTACACAGGAGGAACAACGTGTTGATATTGAAGAGATGCGCGATTCTTTGCGCGTGGCTGTTGCTCAGTATGCTCAAGCCATTCCTGCCCTTGCAGCGCAAGGCCAAGACCCTAGTGAGATTATCACCCGCATTGCATCTGTTATCCAAGGTCGGCAAAAGGGCCAATCGCTAGAGAGCATAATCGAAAAAGCATTTACACCAGAACCACCACCTCCAGCCCCAGAGATGCCACTAATGGCACCAGGTATGGAACAACAACTTCCAGCAGCAGGAGCGGCCCCCGCCCCAGCCTCAGCGCAACCTCCACAAGAACAAGGTGGTATGGCCCCTGCTGCTGGTCAAAGACCCGATATAGCCCAACTACTCGCTGGTATCACCGGCGCAGCTTAAGCAGAGGAGGTGTAAATATGAACAAGGGATCTCGCGCAGCAGCGCCAATGTCAAAGCCAACTGAAGGCAAGAAGGACACATCTAAGCCAAAAGGTGGCAAGGTAGTTCCATCAATGATGCCAGCAGGCCGTCGTGGCAATGCAGTAAAAAAGGGATAATAACTTTTTAATGAGAGGTGTACTGGGCGATGAAAGATAGTGATTACATTCCTCGTCCAGTACGCTTTCTTGATTTTCTTGTAGTAGGCGTAGGCTTTATACACAACATAGCATCATCTATAGAAACCTTAACAGGTGAACTAATGGAGTTAGCAATTTATCAATCAAATCATCTTACTCAAACCAATAGAGCTTGGGAAGATATGACAGCAGACTTAGAAAAATTAGAGGAGGACAAACAGTGAGTATGATGAATCCACTGGCTGGACCAGCAGGCCCAGGTAAGTTCTCAACACGTACTGATAAATTAGAAATGGGTTCCACAGGATACGGCGAAGGCGTAGAGACACAGGCTATTAAGTCAGGTGCTCCGCTAGCCAAAACTGATGATGTACGCCCTGCTCGCGCAGGAGATGTACGCGAGGCTGCAACGCAGTCACCAATAACAGGATTATACGCACCAACACAACGTCCAAACGAGCCTATTACAGCAGGTATTGATATGGGCGAAGGTCCTGGTGCTAATGCTTTACTAATGCAAAAAAATGCAATTAAACTTTCAGACTCTTTGGCAGCAATGCTTCCTTATGATACTACTGGAGAAGTAGCGGTATTGTACCAAGAAGCACTAGCACAGGGTAACTAATGAGTGATAATCTTAAAGCAGCAGCGTTAGCTGCTAACCTTCAAGGTCAGCCCAAAAAACAAGTTGATGATTTAGTTAAATCTCTTTTTGTACACAGAGAACTATCTAACCTTCCTAAAGAGGTAGCTGCAGCAAAGTATGCAGCACTGCCTCCTGACCAGCAATCTGACCTTGTTAAAAAGTACGGTGTAGAAGATCCTACTACTAAGCCATCTCGTGGTTGGCTTGGAAGTGCTTGGCACTATGCTGCTAACTATAACCCATTAACACTTGCCTTTAAGGGTGTTATCGAAGCATCTGATGCTATGACTCGCGCTTATCGCGCTATTGCTATTCCGTTATCTGAGGGCGAAGTTGGCTTTGCTTGGGATAAAGCAAACGACAAAGGCGACAAAGTATTTAATGAAGGACGTATCGAAAACGCCAGAGCAAAGTATGGACGCGATGCAGTAGATATTGCTATGCGTATCAACGCTGGCGAAGATGTATCAAAGATATTTGCAACGGCTACACCTGAACAACAAAAGTACATTATGCTTGCAGATCCACGCAACAAGACTATTGCTAATGTAAATGATATTGAAGGTGAACGTGAGTTATTCAAGGACACTCTTGCAGAGGTAGACAGAGCTAAGTTTTCTCCAGGTCGTCAATTTGCCAACGCTATTCTTCCTGAAGCACTAGAAAAGAACGGACTAGCCTATGGTTTAGTCTCTGGTGTAACAGATGCAGCATACCGCTTGTTTGCAGATCCACTTGTGGTTGCATCAAAGTTACGCTCTTTGTATGTGATAAGCAAGTATTCACTTGATGTTATTACTAAAGGCGATAAGGTAGCAGATTACTTTGCTAATCCTAACGCTGCAGCATTTTGGAACGAGTATGGATCAGCCTTGGCTAAGTACACAGGACTGCAGAACTCTAAGGCTAAGGGTAAAGATTTAGTAGAAGCACGTGATTCTCTTAAGAGACTTGCTCCTGAATTTGGTCAAGAAGTAATTAGAGTATTCCAAAAGGCTGAGGTAGTAGACGCAAACTCTGCAAAGGCTTTCCTGTTAAATACAGAAGAAGCCTTAGGACTACTAAAAGGTTCAGTTGGACGCAAGCGCATTATCCTTCCACGCTTAGATGCCCAACGCAAAGCACGTATAGCAATCGTTACTGGTGCTGATAAAGTAATTAACATTGATAAGTTTGCTCCTAGAATTATGGATGACCTATACGGTCAACTACCAGATACAGATGGAATCCGTAAGACACTTACAGAAGATGCAACAGTTCTTGGTGAAAAGATAAAGCAATCCCAAGACATAAAAGGTGTTCTACGTTTATCATCTAGGGCAATCGGAGAACGCTTAGATAAGTTCAAGGCTAAGTTTAATATCGCTCCTATGTTCAAGGACGATGTATTTGATGTAACTGCAGCAGATGCCTCAACACAGGTATACCGCTTGGCACGTCTTGTAATGACTAAGTACGATGCAAGAATGGTTGCAGAAACCTTTGAAGCATCAACTGAAATAGGTCAGCGTAAGGAAATGGTCAAGGGCATCTGGGGTACTATCGCAGAAGCACGCGGTCTAAACCTTACAGAAGCTGGTCAAAAGATTGTCAACCAGACTGTTACTAAAGGTGATGCTAAGTTTTCTGTAGCCAACTTTGCCGATGACTTTCAAGACCTTGGTGCAATCCCATCTGACTACAATCCTTTTATGACCACGCCTAGCCTTGTAGATATTGACAGAGCAGCAGCGCGTAGCGGTCTTATTAACAGAATGTTTGGTCAAGCAAACAAGCAGTGGGTAGATAATATGACTGGATACTGGTCATTCCTAACCCTTGCTGGTCCACGCTATGCTATTCGTAACGCATCTGAAGACTTAATGGTCCACCTTGCTATCGGTGGTAGCCCTTGGGGTCTTGCCAAGAGTCGCTATCTTTCCACTCGTGTTAACACAGCACTAGAAGGTGCAAGAAAGACTAAAACTTGGTCAGATAATCCACTAGGTGGAGTTCTTAGAATCCTTAACAAGAATGAAGCAGCTAAGTTTGAGGCTGAAATTACAGCAGTTGACGATATGATTGTCAAAGCACGCGATGAAATTAAACTTAAAAGAGAAGCAATGAAGATAACAACAGATCCTGTTGTTAAAGCCTCACTTGCAGCAGAGATTGAAACTATCAAGCAGACCACAGCAGGTGGTGCGGTAGGTCAGACTCGTCGTATTGTCGCTACTGCTCTTACATCTGGACGAGTAAACCGCTATCGTCAAGCATTAGGTATGAAGCCTATGTTTGAAGAAGAAGCGGCAATTCTTGCAGAGCATATTGTCTACGGAAACCTAGACAACACTATGTCTCTTGTATCAGAAGGTGCTGGTAACTTTGCTACCGGTGGTGACTTTATTACACGCTCAACTATCTTTACCCGTTCACACGGTGTTCGTAGCGAAGCCTTTGTAATAAATGAGCCAAAGGCTGAAAAGTACGGAATTGCAAAAGGTGGCCGTAAGTTTGAATCTCGTTCATTAGGTAACCGAGATGAAGCAGCGCTACTTACCTGGCTTATGCGTATTAACTATTATGCAAACGATAGACTTGGTGCTGTTGCTTTAGCAAACCTTGATAATAAAGAAGTTGCCATTGCAAAGATTATGGATTGGATGCAAAAGAATCCATCTTTCCGTAAGGAAGCACAACTTGCAGCAAAGAATATTGATGAAAGACAGCACGCTGAGATTGTTTACAATCGAGCAGCAGAAATCTTTGAAAAGCGTGGAACTGCAGCAGGTGCTGGCAAAGAGATTAACGTAGATCTTCTTAATAAGATCCGTGTCTTAAATGACCAAGGAGATTACATTATCTCTGGTCAACTATCACTAGATGATGTTTCTAGGTTAGACGATGCAGACATTCCAGCCTATGTTCTTGGACCACAATTGGTTCCTCTGTCTGAATCAGGCAATGTAACTGCATCTTTGATGTCAAAGGGATGGACTTGGTTAGGTCTTGCTAACTCACGTATGTCTCGTCAGCCAATTGTCTTTAATGAAATCATTAACATCCGTAAGCAGATGAAGAAGTCTGGCTTTGAAGAAGCCTACATCGCATCTGTTGTTAGCAAGGTAGATCAAACAAATCCAAAAAAGATTGCTATAGCTACAGATCGTGCAAAGCGTCAGTTTGCAGAGATAGTTGAAGAACGTGCAGTATCTCAAACACTGCAATATGTGGATAATCCACTGGTTCGTACACAGTTAGCATTTGGAGCGCGTAACTTCTCTCGTTTCTATCGTGCAACTGAGGACTTCTATCGTCGTATGTCTCGCGTTATTGCCTATAACCCAATGGCTATTCGCAAAGCAGCCCTGACTTATGACGGAATTGCTCACAATGGTTGGATTCAAGAGGATGACCAAGGCGAAAAGTACTTCGTATATCCTGGTATTGAGCCTATCTACACAGCAGTACGTAATGCAATGGTAGCAGTAGGTCTTCCTGCTGACTTTAAGACACCATTTCCTGTGCAGTTTGGCGCACAAGTCAAGATGCTTACCCCATCTTTGAACCAAGACTCTTTGATTCCTACATTTTCAGGTCCACTTGCTGGCGTATCTATGAAGGTTATCTCAAACCTAGTAGATGTTGCTGGAGCACCAGGTGCTGCAGACACAATTACCCAACTTTCTATGGGTAAGTATGCAATAGGACGCTCATTTGTATCTTCTTTCCTACCTGCTCACGTTAATCGTCTATACGAGACTATGAGCACAGATGAACGCGACTCACAGTACGCAAGTGCTTGGCGTAAAGCGGTAACATATCTTGAAGCAGGTGGTCACGGACTACCTCAGAACTTTGATGAGACAGGTAACCTGATTCCTCCTAGTATTCAGGAGCAAGAAGAGTATCGTCAACGTGTTAAGAACACCGTTCTAGGTATTCTTGGTACTAGATTCGTCTATGGATTCTTTGCACCAGCATCACCACAGGTTCAGCTTAAGGCTGATATGGCTGACTGGATTAAAGATAATGGCAAGGCAAACTTTAAGCAGGCTTGGAACGGTCTACTAGATCAGTACCCTGGCGATTACGATGCAGCTATGGCTAAGTGGGTTGAGTTATTTCCTAACCAGATTCCATTTACCATTCCAGAATCTGAGAAGAAAACTGTTGCTATTATTAGATATGCAGAAGAATCAGGTACCTTTGTAGAACAGAACAAGGACCTATTTGAACGCTATCCACAAGGAGCAGCCTTCCTTATTCCTCACAAGTCAGGTTTCTCTTGGGATGCCTATAAGACTATGAAGGATATGGGTCTTAAGTACAACAAGCGTGTAGATGATTACTTGCGTGAGGTACAAACTGCTGCAGATCTACAGGTTTATTACAGCAAGAAGAATGATTACGAGACTTCTCTAAAGAGTAAGATTACAGACTTCGAGCGTACTATGGCACGCAATGAGTTCCAGGCTTGGGCTAAGACATTCAAGGCAGGACGACCATTACTGCAAGAAGAGTTATCAGAAGGTGGCAAGAAGGCTATTGAGCGTATCAATGCCATTGATGACCTACGCAAGATGCTCAACGATAAGACCGTAACTACACGTGGTTCTGTACAGAAGCCTCTTAAGGAAATGCTAGATGCCTACGATTCTTACAAGATGCAAAGGCAAGCATTAGATACTGTTTCAGGAACTACAAACCTAGTTGCATTTATGAAGGATTCTACAATCGTTAGAATTCGTGAACTTTCAAAAGCAAATGAAAATACTATGAGTGCTTACAATACATTGTTTGCATCGTTATTAGGAGATACTGATGGCTGAACCAACTTCCGGTCCAGATGCTGCAAGAACACAAGCAATGCGTTCTCCTGCAACACAAACTAGCGGGTCATCCACCAGTGGCGAGGTTGCATTTGATGTTTTCGTAAAGGGCATTTCACAGGCATCTAACGATGCACGTCTTGCTTTGGCTGAAAGATTAAAAGAAGCAGGTATTTGGACTGGTAAAGTATCAAGCAAGTTTGACCTTAAGTATTATACAGCTCTAGCAAAGTTAGAAGAGCGATACCAGGGTCAGATAGCACTAGATAAGATGATCGGTGCAACCACTCCTACAAAGCGATATGACGTTCTTACAAGCATTATCTCAGGCGATGAAGAGGGAGGCGATAGTGGACCAACAACTACTCGTCAAACCTATGTAACTAGCGCATCTCAAACCGCTAAACTTCTTGACACTATTGCAGTAGATCTACTTGAGCGTAAATTAACTAAGGCAGAAAAAGCCAAGTATCTCAAGATGATTAACGCTGAACAGCGTAAGCAACCTAGCGTTCAAACCGCTGGAAAAGGTTTTGTCACCACCAAGGGTGGAGTGGACGAGGAACAATTTATTACAGAAAAGTTGGAAGCAACTTCAGAGGCAAAGACCGTACGTGCTACTGATGCCTATGCAATTATGATGCAAGAGTTCGGAGGCCTGCGCTAATGGCCAATGCAATCCAAACTAAACTACAGAAAATTTCTGCTCAGTACTCTGCCAAAGTTGACGACATTCGCAAACTCAAAGCAGATAAGCGTAAGCCATTTGTAACAGATGCCGAAATAAAAAGTATCAATCAACAGATTGACAAACTTGATCGTGAACGTTTAGGAATAAATGCAGAATTAACTAGGCTAACTAAGATAGCAAAGACTGCTGAAGAGTATGTAAAACTTAACGATGAACTTAAAAAGATTGATGCCTCAATCAAAAGGGCTGAGGCTCGTGGAGAAAGCACAACTGCATTTAAGCAGCAAAGAACTGGTGCAACAAATCGTTTGAAAACAATTTCAGGAGATGTTGAAAAGAACTTCCCTGAGATTAAGGTAGTACCTGCAAAGGCTCCTTCTACAAAGACTGCTGTAATAAAGTCCCCTCCTGCAAGCACGCCAGTTCCAGGGAAACCATCTACAGTAACAACGCCATCTACAGTAACTACTCCTCCCAAGGTGACTACCCCACCTAAGACTACGACTCCTTCTAAGACTACTACGCCTGATAAGACACCTAAGGATGAAGAGACTGCTGAAGATAGAGAAGCATCAGCATTAAATGTAGCTGCAGGAGCAGACTTTACCCTGCCTGAGACTTTGTTTAAGAACATCCCAAGCCTTGCTGCTCTTCTCAAGAAGTACGTCAGTACTCCTGGTATGACAGCAGATGCTTTCCGTAAAGCACTTCGTGATGATGTTTGGTACAAGCAAAACTCTAAAGAGATTAAAGAACGTTTTATCCAGTACTACAACTATCGTGATCTTCAAGCATCAGGTCGTGCTACAGGCTCAACCGACTATGAGATGCAGATTGCAAGGATCGAGGCAAGCCTTAAAAAGCGTGCGGTAGAGATAGGTTCTGCAGCAGCATCAGATCCTGCAGCATTACGTAAGGCAGCAGAAAATCTTTACATTACCAACCGAAGCGAGGACCAGTCATTTATTGATGACTTCCTAGCAGCGTCAATTCGTCCAGTAGCTGGAATGATTGGTGGTAAGGGTACTGAAGGTTACTCAGGTCAGGCACTTGCTAACTATCAAATTTTACTATCAACTGCTCGTGATAATGGTCTTAAGATTAGTGACATCATTCCTGGTGGTGCTAACGAACAGCAAGTTCTACAGGGTATTGCATCAGGTAAACTTGATATCAACCGTATCATTCAAGATGCACGCAAACTAGCAGCGCAAGGTCAGCCACAGTATGTGCGTGACCTGCTATCTCAAGGCTATAACCTAAATCAAGTGTTTGCACCATACCGTCAGACTATGGCAGCAGTACTAGAGATTGATGATCCAAACTCTATTGATCTTAATGACCCATTACTACGCTCTGCTATCACCGACAAGGGCGATATGAACGTCTATGAATTTAAGAAGCAACTTCGTAAAGACAGTCGCTGGCAGTACACAGAACAGGCAAGACAGGATGTATCAAGTGCAACACTTGACATCCTTCGTGACTTCGGATTCCAGGGGTAGCAAATGGCATATACAGAAGCACAATGGAACAAGATACAGGCTGCTCTTCCACCAGAAGATCGTATGACTTATTTTGAATACCTTAGAAGCCTAGACCCTCTTTCAGGCCTTAAAGCAGATTCATTAGAACCTAAAACAGGAACAGCGGTTGACGAGCGCACACGCGCCGCTGCAGCACCTGTAGCAGAAGCAACAGATACTATCCCAGCAGATACAGCACCAGCAGATACAGCAGCAACAAGTGCAACAGGTATTGCGGGTCGAGGAAGCGAATTTATATTGCCAGATGGTGGAGCATTGGGCGAGGCGGAAGCAGATGCAGACACAACCGACACAGCAGAAACAACCGAAACAACGGAAACAACGGAAACAACGGGTAAACTTCCTGCAGGTTTTATTGCAGGACCGTTCCCTAAAGAGCTAGAACGATTTTTTGGTTCATCTGCTGGAATCTTAGGCTATCGAATTGAAACCTTTACAGATAAAAATGGAAGAACATACAACCAACTATCTGTAGCAACTTCACCTAACTCATCTAAAACTTTTGGCGCAAGATTTACACAAGGCCCAGACGGTAAGTATTCTATCTATACTTCCTCCACCGATGACGATGGTGGTGGTGTAGTAGATGATGGTTCTGGAGATAGTGTCATCCCAGGACAAACATACACAGCACCAGATGGCAGAATCTTTACAGATATCAAAGCCTATAACGCATACATTGAAAAAACAGCAGCAGATGAAAAGCGTCGCGCAGGAAAATCTGCTTATGATATTCTCTATGCAGAGTTTGACAGATATGGTTTAGGTAGCCTAGTAAAAGAAGTAGAACAGTACATTGTTGACGGTCTATCACCTGCCGAGTTTACTCTTAAACTTCGAGCATCAAAGTCATACCAGAAGCGTTTTGCAGCAAATGAAATGCGTATTGCTAAAGGACTTAAAGCAATTAGCGAGGCCGAGTATCTTGGTCTTGAGGACCAGTACCAGAACATCTTGCGTAATGCAGGGCTTCCTGAGTCATACTGGAAGCGTGGAGATCTAGGTGTACAAGAAGGATTTACTAACTTCATTGCTAACGATGTATCTGCAGTTGAATTAGAAGACCGCGTTACTACAGCACAACAGCGTTTGATTTATGCAAACCCTGAAGTCAGTATTGCTCTTAAGACATTCTACCCAGACATTACCAATGGTGACCTACTTGCTTATGCACTAGATCCTACTAAGGGACTAGACCAAATCAAGCGTCGCATTACTGCAGCAGAGGTTGGTTCATCAGCAGTTCAGCTAGGACTTGCAACCAACGTTACAGATGCTGAATACCTAGCACGCTATGGTGTTAATAAGCAGACTGCTCAGCAAGGTTACAGCACCATTGCCGGTGGACTACAGCGTGGTTCACAACTTGCATCAATCTATGGAGAAGATCCTTACACGCAGACAACTGCGGAAAGAGAAGTCTTCAACGTTCCTGGTGCTCAAGAAGCACGCAAGCAACGACAGAAACTAACTGGACTAGAAAAGGCTACCTTCGGTGGTCAGACTGGTCTAACAAGTGGAGCCTTAGCACGAGATCGTGCTGGCGGTTTCTAAATAAAAAGCCTGCCACTAGAACGACTGGCCTAGTGGAGCGACAACAAGACCAGTAGTAGGAGCCACATAACCCACCCCAAGGATATGTGAGGCCTGCGCCAACAACTAATAGGGAGAAGGACCACTATGTCCAATTACGACTACGAGGATGATGACGACTTCAATGATGACTCATCAAACGATCTAGTAAAGCAACTACGCAAAGCGTCTAAGCAGAAGGACAAAGAACTACAAGAGCTTCGTGCTCAGTTCGATGGACTTAACAAGGCCCAACGCGAAAGAGCAATAAAGGATGCCCTCGCAAGTCGCGGGGTAAACAGCAAAATTGCTTCATTTATCCCACAGGATATAGACCCAACTGAAGAGTCTGTATCTAAATGGCTTGAAGACTATGCCGATGTATTCGGTATTGAAGTAGGCCAAACCCAGGCAACACCTAACATAAATCCAAACGATGCTGCAGCATACAAGCGTATGACAAACTCCGCAGACTCTGGCGCTTCGCCAGAGCACAATGGAGACATTATGCAAAAACTAATGAACGCTAACAGCAAAGAAGAACTGGATGAAGTTATTAGGTTGTCTGGACTCTAATCCGATCCTAAACAAGAAAGGCTAGACCCTAATGGCAATTCCAACAGGTACCCCAACCACTAGCTCTAGCATCAGCGCACTCGTAACTACCGCATACGACCAGTATGTAAGAATGGCACTTCGTTCCATTCCAGTTATGCGTTCACTTGCTGATGTTAAGCCAGTACAACAGGCGATGCCAGGATCATCAGTTGTTTTCTCAATCTATTCAGATTTGGCACAAGCTACTTCTACATTGAGCGAATCATCAGATGTTTCAAGCATTGCACTAGGTAACCCAAATGCGGTTACAGTAACACTGAACGAATACGGTTCAGCAGTTACAACAACAAAGAAGTTAAATCTAACTTCATTCAACGATGTTGACTCAGCACTTGCTGACATCATCGCTTACAACGCAGCAGATTCTATTGACAACGTAGTAGGACAGGTCCTCTCAGCAGGAACTAACGTACTCTACTCAGCAGGCCCATCAGGTTCTGCTCCAACAGCATCATCTGGCGTTCTATCAGTAGACACAATTCGTGTTGCAGATATCCGCAACGCTGTTGTAACACTACGCACAAACAAGGCTTTGCCTCGTATGGGCGAACTATATGCTGCATACCTACACCCACGTCAGTCAGCCGATCTTCGCGCTGAAACTGGTACAGGTGGATTCCAGGAGCTAACAAAGTACGTTGAGCGTACACCGTTCGTTGCTGGTGCAGTAGGCGTTATCGAAGGTGCTTTCATCGTTGAGACACCACGTGTCCTAAACGGTCTAAAGCTAGCCGCAGGTATCACACCTACAGTTGCAATCACAAACGTTGCTTTGACATCTAACGTAGTAACTATTACTACAGCAGTTGCTCACGGTCTTGGCGTAGATCAGATTGTAACAGTTGCTGCTACAACTAACACAGGTGTTAACGGCACATTCACCATCACAGGTGTTACATCAACAACATTTACCTATGCACTTACAGCATCTAATATCTCATCAGTTGCTGATACAGGTACTGTTACATTCACCAACAACTACCGTGCGATCATCGCAGGTCGTGAAGCATTGGCTGAAGCACAGGCTGCAGACATCTCAACCGTTATCGGTCCAGAGATTGACGCACTCCGTCGTTTCCGCACAATCGGTTGGTACTACTTCGGAGGCTTCAATCGCCTTCGTGAGTCTGCTCTCATTCGTATTGAATCAGCAGCAACTAACGGATAATTTCCGTTCGGCAGGGGTGGGGTCAAACCCACCTCTGCTACTTAAGAAAGGTTGGATATGGCATACACATTAACAACTCCGTACCAGTGGCAAACCTGGGGCGCGGGATATAACGAGTTTACTCCTTATTCACGCCTTGCAGGTCGTCGTCTTAATGGTGGAACCATTGATGGTCCTATTGCTCCAAGCATCACAGATGTACCACGTGGACAGACAATCATTGTTAATGGAACTAATGTCAGACTAACATTGACTCCAAGCCAAGATGAATTAGCAGAAGCTAGTTACTACTTCCTTGGTGGACACGAGTATGAGATTAGCGATGGTCAAGCACAAGTTCTTATTGATGCTGGCTATGGCGATTATGTGACACCAATAGTATGAGTTTACATAGAAGGAAGACCCATCCTGAGTATGTCGAAGGATGCTTTGGTTGCAAGGTAGGCGACCTAGAACTAAGTGTTGGAGTGGCAAACCACAAAGGTATACCTACTGCAAAGCAACACGACAAAGAACTGCAGTCTTATTATGATGCAACACGTCAGGGTATAGAGCCACGCTCAACAAAGAGTAAAGATATAGATGCAGCAGTCCAACTTTCCAACGAGGCTGGTAAGGCTTTCGATGGGATCTCAATGACCTTTAAGGAGTAATAATGGATATGTATGGTGGCAAGAAGACTATGGGTGGCAAGAAGAAGAAGGCCGCTGCTAAAAAAGGTATGCACAAGATGCCTGATGGAACAATGATGAAAAACTCTGATATGAAGAAAGCGAAGAAGAAGTAATGGAAAACTACTCAGAAGATATTACAAAGTACCCAACACCTGATAAGCAATATGATGGTGCTAAGAAGTATGAGACATACGAATCACTACAGACAGGTGCTATGGGAAAGGCAGCAAAGTAAATGCCAGTAAGAAAACCAGGTAAGTGTCGCAAGTGTGGTAAGTCGGACAAAGCCTGTAAGTGCTAACTAATGGCTAAGTCTCCAGCGTGGCAAAGAGCAGAGGGCAAGAACCCCAAGGGTGGCCTAAACGCAAAGGGTCGTGCCTCTGCCAAAGCGCAGGGGATGAACCTCAAGCCTCCAGTCAAAAAGGCTGAGGCTGCCAAGTCTCCCAAGGCAGCAGGACGACGCAAGTCTTTCTGTGGTCGTATGTGTGGGATGAAGGCAAAGAACACTTCTAGTAAGACAGCTAGAGATCCGAACTCAAGAATAAACAAGTCACTTCGTGCTTGGGATTGTAAGTGCAAATGAAAAAGAAAGTAGCATTCTGGGATACAAAGAATCCCAATAAGAAGTCAAAGCCTTTAACGCCAGAGCAAAAGAAGCAGGCAAAGGCAAGAGCCAAGGCAGCGGGACGACCATATCCCAATTTAGTAGATAACGCTGCAGTCAAGAGAACTAAGAAGAAGTAGGAGATATAGGTGGCACTAGGAGAATACGGCACAACGTTATTAGATGAACTTAACCGTTTGGCTAATGGTGGCACCTATAGAGCACCAGGCGAGATGGTTGATGAAGCGTTAGCTGCCCGTCAATGGGCAGTTCAACGCTCAGTAACAACAAACTTAACAGACACAGTGGGGGTTCTAAATGCGATTGCGGGTACGACTGCTGATAATCGTCTTGATTACAACGGCGTATGTAACCTCATCGCTGGTACTTTTCAACTACCTGCAGCGCAAGCTCTCAGAGCGGTGTCATCTTGAGTGCTAAATACAACTTGGTTTGTGACCAAGCAACTACATTTAATTTCCAATTCCAGATCAAGAATGACTCAACTCCTTGGGACTTGACTGGCTACACAGGAACTATGACTGTTCGACCATTCGTTGGTGCTTCTACTACAACTGTAGTAGCAAGCACTGCTAATGGTCGTATGGTTCTTACTGCATTGACAGGACGTATTAACGTCACTCTTGATGCAACAACCACTGGTGCTATCGCAGCAGGTCGCTACGCTTATGATTTAGTATTAGATTCAGGAAGTACTGTTACTCGTATTCTTGAAGGTAAGTTTATTGTGACAGGAGCGGTAACCCAGTGACCACAATTATCGTTATTGAAAACATTACACCACAGGTTGGTGTAGAACTCTCCCAGGATCAAGGTCCACAGGGTGGCGTAGGCGCAACAGGACCTACAGGATCTACTGGTCCTGTAGGAGCAACTGGTCCTATTGGTTCTACTGGTCCGATAGGCCCAACAGGTGCGACAGGTACGACAGGAGCAACAGGTGATACAGGAAGTACTGGTCCGACTGGCCCGACGGGTGCCACGGGTCCTACTGGAAGTACGGGACCCACAGGACTTACAGGTCCAACGGGCGATACGGGAGCGACAGGTGCAACGGGACCTATTGGCGCTACAGGAGTCACGGGAGCTACTGGACCTACGGGACCAGTTGGAGCAACTGGAGACACAGGCCCAACAGGTGCGTCAGGACCTGCGGGAGCGACTGGCCCACAAGGGGTAACAGGAGCTACTGGCCCTACAGGATTAACAGGAGCTACTGGTCCAGAGGGACCAACAGGTGCAACTGGTCCAGTAGGAGCTACAGGCCCACAGGGTGTGACTGGAGATGTAGGACCTACAGGTTTAACGGGCGCTACAGGCCCCGTAGGGGCTACAGGACCCATTGGAGCAACAGGTCCTCAAGGTGTTACAGGAGATATTGGTCCGACAGGACCCGCAGGGGCTACAGGCCCAGTAGGTGCCACGGGACCGCAAGGAGTTACAGGTGATACTGGACCTACTGGTGTTACTGGTCCAACTGGTCCAGTTGGTGCTACTGGTAGCACTGGTGCGACAGGTGCAACGGGAGCGACAGGCCCAGAGGCTGATTCGTTTCCAATCGTTTTAATGCTAGGCGGGATGTAGGATTCTCGTATGAGATTCCACGTTATTAGCCTACCGCATACACAGACGACTAAAGATTACGTCAACTGCGCTTATACCGAAAAGGTCAGGCGCTTTTGTATGATGATGAAAGGGTTAGGCCATACGGTCTATCTCTATGCTAGTGAAGATAACGAAGCTCCAGTAGATGAGTTAATCACTTGTATTACTAAAGAGCAACAGCAAGAAGCTCTGGCAGGTAAACACTTTACAGAGGCTGAGTTTAATAATGAACTACCACACTGGCAGATCTTTAATGGCAACGCGATTGAAGAACTAGGCAAGCGCCTAGAGCAGAAAGATTTTATCTGTCTTATCGGTGGAGCATCACAGAAGCCAATAGCAGATGCCTACCCTAATCACATCAGCGTAGAGTTCGGTGTGGGTTATGGTGGAGTATTTAGCAAGTTTAAGGTGTTTGAATCATACGCTTGGATGCACAGCATCTATGCAATGTTTACAAACCCAACGCTAGTAGATGGTAACTTCTATGATGCAGTTATACCTGGCTACTTAGAACCAGAGATGTTTCCGCTGCAAGAGAAAAAAGAAGATTACTACCTATACGTTGGGCGTATGGTAGATCGCAAAGGACTAGTCATAGCACAGCACGTGTGTAAAGAACTAGGACTAAAGTTAATTATGGCAGGACCTGGTAAAAACCCAAAGATTGAGTATGGCGAATGGGTTGGTCCAGTTGGTCCAGAAGAGCGAGCAAAGTTAATGGGCGGTGCTATCGCCTTGTTTGCACCAACGCTCTACATAGAACCTTTTGGTAACGTTGTAATCGAGGCACAAGCCTGCGGAACTCCAACGATTACTACAGACTGGGGAGCGTTCACGGAGACTAACCCACAAGGTGTTACTGGATACCGTTGCAGAAATGCAATGGAGTTTGCAGTAGCTACAGAGTGGGTGAAGGACTTAGACCCAGTAGCAATACATAAGAGAGCAGTAGCGCTGTATTCACTAGATGCTATTGCCCCACAGTATGAACAGTATTTCGCAAGGCTTCTCACGTTGTGGGGAGATGGCTGGTATGAGAGGAAATAATGCCAACACTAAACGACCTAGTAGATGAGGTCAAGGCTAACCTGCAAGGCTACGCCCTGCGCCAAGATCGCATCACTTATGTTGCAAACGCTGCTGGTCTGACCACCACTAGCACTGAGATTACCGTTGGTTCTGGAGGTAACCTTGCTAAAGGCATCATTGAAATTGATGATGAACTTATATGGATTGATAGTTTCACACCAGCAAATAACACACTCAATGTTATCCCAGGCTTTGGCCGTGGGTATCAGGGAACTTCAGCTTCGCCTCACGCACAGTATGCACAGGTAACTCTATCTCCAACCTTTCCACGTAATAACATTAAGAAGGCTATCAACGATACGATTAACAGTTTCTATCCTAAACTCTGGATTGCAGACTCTTACACATTTACCTTTAACGCATCTCAGGTTACATACCCACTACCAGATGATGTTGAGGGTGTCCTATTTATCTCTTGGCAGACAACAGGCTCTAGCCAAGAATGGCTACCAGTAAATCGCTGGCGCTTAGACGGTATGGCAAACGCTGCTACCTTCAATACAAACAATACACTTAACATCTATGAGAACGTACAACCTGGTCGTACAATTCAAGTTTGGTATACCGCCACGCCGAACACTCTTGACGCAAACACAGATGATTTTGCTGACGTTACTGGCCTACCAGAGTCTTGTAAGGATGTTGTTGTACTCGGCGCATCATACAAACTACTGTCTTACCTTGACGCTGGACGAATCAATCTCTCTAGTGCTGAGGCCGATCTAAACGATAGCAAGTTGCCATCATCGGCTGGAGCTGCTGCATCTCGTTACATCTTTGCCCTCTATCAACAGCGACTTAATGAAGAAGCATTGAAGTTGGCAGACAAGTATCCCATAAGAATCCACTACCTAAAGTAATGACAAATAAAAGATCTCCAAATAAACAGTGCTCTTCTTGTAAAGAAAAAAAGTATCTAAAAGATTTTTCAAAAAACAAAAACAGACCTGACGGTCACCATACACAATGTAAGGTTTGTAGGTCTAAATACAAGCCGTCAGAAGAATCAAGATTAAAGAACAATGAAAGATTAAGACGATGGAATCGTTTTAAGACATCAGGTTTTACTCAAGAAGATTATGATAATAAATTAAAAGAACAAGATTACAAATGTGCAATTTGCAAAACATCCGATTCTGGGTCTATGGCATTTCACGCAGACCACGATCACACAACAGGACAAAAGCGTGGTGTCTTATGCCACAAATGCAATACAGGACTAGGACTACTAAAAGATGACATCAATGTACTTTGTTCAGCAATCGAATATCTCAATCACTATACCCGATAAGGAAAACCAATGACCAGTAAATATTCCTCTACTAGCGTTGAGACAACACTGCAAAATGCTATAACAAGTAGTGGTGCAACATCTATGGTTGTAGCTAGTGGCACTGGCTCAGCCTTAATGGGTGGAGTAACACTAGGTTCTGGCAACGTGGATGTGTTCACAGTTGCTATTGATGTTGACACAATCAACGAAGAAATCGTATTCATCACTAACCAGTCATCAGATACAATGACCATTGTACGTGGTCAGGCTGGTACATCTGCAGTAACACATAGCTCAGGTGCAAGTGTTAAGCACGTACTTTCATCTTATGATCTAACAAACTTTCAAGGAGCAGTATCGCCAGTTGCTAACCTAGCCTTTAGTGGTTCTACCTCTGGTACTACAACTGTTCAGGCAAACGCTGTTGCAGGTACTAATACCTTGACATTGCCAGCAACAACAAGTGATACCTTGGTAGGTCTAGCTGCAACACAAACTTTAACTAACAAGACCTTAACAGCGCCAAAGGTAAATCTTTCCTTTAACGCACAGACTGGCACAACATACACACTAGTTGCTGCAGACTCTGGCAAGTTGGTCACAACATCTAATGCCAGTGCGATAGTGGTAACTATTCCACCATCAATCTTTGCAGCAGGTGAGCAAATAAATGTGCAGTCAATCGGTGCTGGTCTTACCAGCTTTGTGGCAGGAGCTGGTGTAACTATTACATCAACTGGTGCTACATCGGCTGCTCCAATACTACGAGCACAAAACTCTGCTTGCACAATCGTTTGCACATCTAGCAACAACTTCACAGTGATCGGGGACCTATCCTAATGCCAACTACATATAAAGTACTAGGGCAGTTAGCCCCAGCAAGCACATCAGGGGATCTCTATACAGTACCTTCTGCAACTCAAGCAGTAATCTCTACTATAAATGTAGTAAATACTGGTACTGCTGATTCAACAATTAGCATAGCAATTCGTAAAGATGGTGCTTCTATAGCAACAAATCAATACATAGTAAATGGTTTAATTCTAAACGCTAAGGTTACATTTGCTTACACATCTGGTTTAACCCTAGATGCAGCAGATGTAATTACAGTAAGTTCAACAAATAATGACTGCGCCTTTAGCGCCTTTGGATCGGAGATAGCATAATGTCAATATCACTTATTGGTGTAGTTCAAGGGCCAACTGGGCCAACAGGTCCGACAGGACCTACTGGAGCTACTGGTGCAACAGGTGCTGCAGGTGGTGGCATTGCAGGTTTTAACGCCCAGACTGGAACTACTTATACTCTAGTATCTGGTGACGTTAACAAACTGGTAACTGCTAGCAACGCATCTGCAATTACAATTACTGTTCCACCATCTGTCTACTCAGCAAATGATGCTATTAACATTGCTCAAATTGGTGCAGGTCAGGTGACTTTTGCTCAAGGTGTAGGAGTAACCATTACTTCTACTGGTGCAACAGCATCTGCTCCTAAATTAAGAGCACAATACTCTGCAGCATCTGTTATTTGCACAGCATCCAATACATTCTTGATAGTGGGGGATATTGCCTAATGCCTATTCTTGGAATTTATGCTTCTCAAAATTATCCTCGTGCTTTAACTGTTGATTACCTTGTAGTCGCTGGAGGCGGTGGCGGTGCTAGAAACCGCGGTGGTGGCGGAGGTGCTGGTGGTTTGCGCTGTACTGTTGATGTAACAGGCGGAGGCGGTACTGTGCCATCTGCGTTTTCAGCAACTAAAGGAACTTCTTACACTATAACTGTAGGAGCAGGTGGTGGTGGAAGTAATGAAACTGCTTCAGGCAATTTGGGAGCAAACGGCTCAAGTTCAGTATTTGCAACTGTTTCTACTACAGGCGGCGGCGGTGGCGGCGTTCATTATGGAACAAGAGGCGCTAATGGTGGCTCAGGCGGTGGTAATGGCTGGGGTCTTAGTAACGATTATTCTTCTGGAACTGCCAATGAAGGTTACCGTGGTAATTTTAGTAATGGTGGCGCAAGCGGTGGTGGCGGTGCAGGCGCTATTGGTGGAGAAGGTGGCGTTGGTAATGGCGGTGCAGGTGGTAATGGTGTCGCAACAACTATAAGTGGTTCATCTGTTACATACGCAGGTGGTGGTGGCGGTGGTGGTGCCAATGGTGCTACTGGCGGGG